AGCAATGAAAGCTGTTGATATAGGAAAAAGTTTATTTGATAAAGGTATTGGTTTGTTTAAAGGTGAAAGTCAATTCGATAAACCACAGGCTTCAGGTTCTATTCCTGACTCAGGTGAGCGTTCAATTAGTGGTTTGTCTCCCTTACAACTACAAGTTTATAACGCTGTAATTCAAATTCCTGGAAAAACTCATAGTGAAGCATTGGCTGCGGCTCAAAGACAAAATTTTGCCAACGGAGGAATTGCTACACTTAATTAGTAGGATCGAAAATGTCTACTATTTCTTCTATCATTCCCCTAGGGATCACGGTCGACCGACCAAACTCTTTTGTACCTGGAATAAAGTCCGCTACGATAGTAATTGATTTTTTTGTTTCTTTGATCAGGAGCCCATAACTATGGACCAAACAAGCATCTTCCAATTTATCAAGGTCTTCAGGATCATACCAACCAGACGGATGCTCAACGGTATCGAGCCACGAAACACGGACCAATCTCATAATTCCAATATACATTATTCTACAGAAATTAAATCTAAACTTGTGCGAAAAGTTAGAAATTGGTTTACATATTTACAAAGTAGTAAAAATATATATATATCAAGGCTTATCTCTGTAAATAAGTTGTCATACGGGGGTATGTCGTTGGTTTACAAAATGACACGGTTTGTTGAAAAATATAGCTTTTTTGACACCGCACCTCAAAAAGGAGGTCAAAATTATGCCTAAAAAAGACGTAAAAATGCTCGAATTGACCCCAAAACAGATGAAATTTGTCAATATTTTCATCGAAAAGGGCACAATTCAGAGTGCTAGACAATGTGCTTTGGACGCTGGGTTCGCAGAATCTGGTGCTACAGTCATTGCAAGTCAACTACAAAACCCAAAATATTATCCACATGTGGTTGCAGAAATAGAACGAAGAAGGGCTGAACTTAACAGGAGATATTCCATTTCCTATAAATCACACATACAAAAGCTAGCTGAACTGAGAGATTCAGCAGAGAAAGCTGGTAATTTTACTGGTGCTATTGCTGCTGAAAAGTATCGAGGTATGGTGGCTGGATTATATATTGACAGGAAAGAAGTCATGCATGGCACGATTGATTCTATGTCGGTAGGAGAGGTTGAGGATAAGTTAATTGAACTTCGAAAAAAGTTATCCATTCAAGGGGAGTATGAAATTATTGACCATGACGCATCTGAAGGGACACCTGTCGGAGAGCCTGGCGATGACATACTTATTGAAGAAGGGGAATCTGGTATTCAAGACGATTCATGACACAGGTTGTGTCGATCTTGTTGCCATTGACAAGAAAGGTAAAGTCCATTTATACGACGTAAAAACGTCATTGAAGTATGCAAATGGAAAGAAAAAAGGCAGGAGAATTAACCGAGTGCTGACTCCATTACAAAAGAAATTGAAGGTCGAGTTATTGATGGTTGATTTAGATGAAGAAAGGTGCTGGATCATACAACATGGCGGAAGAAAAGAATCTCTGGAAACAACTAAAAAATAACACAAAATCAATAATTTGGACAAGAATTGAAGCTACATCAGGGTTGGGTATTCCTGATCTATTTGGCTTTTATAAACGAGGCTTTTGGTTAGAGCTTAAAATAATAACCAATAATAAATTAAACTTTAGTGCACATCAAATTGCGTGGATTCACAGGCATTATTCTGCTGGTTGCCCTGTATTTGTACTTGCCAAAGACCCTCTTTCGAAGGGGATCAAATTATTCTCAGGCTCCATTGTCCGTGATCCATCGTCCATTGCGGATAAGCCTCCACTATGTTCCATTGTCCCCGGATCCAGGACTCAGGGCTGGGAGCAGCTCCTGCTGATGCTGTCTTCCTGGACTCCTGACAGCAGGACAAGCACCAAGCTCCATTAGTCCATTACCCTTAGGCCTTCGTCCATTGCCCATTACATAAAAGACCTGACAGCGTCCCAGGCAGGAGATGGTAGTTGCAGACCCGGGAGCTGGGATCCTGACGCTTGACTCAGGAGTTGGTTTATGCTACTGCATAAATATTCCTTCTTTGTTTAGTTAGCCAAACGAAACAATCGGTGAGTCGAAGTCCTCGGCTCACCACCCAACTTCCCCCGAAGCAATTTCCATTGTCCATTCCCCTTTTGCCCTTTCACCTAAGCCCTATACCAGACATAGTTCAGGCGTCCCAGGCAGGAAGTTGCTGGTACAGCAGGTTTACAAAAAAATCTTTTACCTCTTGACATCCCAACATAATGGGACTATATATATAAAAGGTTCAGGTAGTTGCCGTAATGACTCGAGATCCTGAATCGTAGTGAGTGGCTGGTCTGCTGAAACAGGCAGAAAGCAGGATGAAGCGCACGGGACCAGACCTGCACGCTCACACAAAGAGCATCTAAACACTGGCGACTGTGGGTGTACTGGGTCGCACTTGTTAGTCTTGTACACTCATTTGCTCTTACTAAAAGTGTAAGCCCAATCCCCGTAGAGGGTGGCGTGTGAAGTTTGGGATTGATGATCACGCACACTAAACAAAGGAGAAGAAGATGGAAAATTATAAATACGATCACATCATTCAAATATTATTACAGAAGCACGGTTGGGTCCGTGTTCCCTGGTTCGTGAGTCTTAGAGAAGTTCAAGAGAGGTTTTACAATGTCCGTTGAGTGGGGCGACAAGTCCATCACGAAGCATGAAAAGCTAGAGCTTTTGCATTCACAAATACAAGAACTAACTAACGGGACAGAGCTGACAGACTATGATCTCCAGGTCATGCTCTGTATCGTTGAAGATATAAGAGAGGATTATATTGATGCCAGTTGAATTTAAGCAAGACTCCATTAAGGATTGGATCCTTAACAACCTGGACGAGGGACAGGTTGCAGAGGTCGTCCTGCACGGCTGCTCAGGGGGCGTTGTCTCTGAGTTGATTTACTACGCAGACAGTTGTGCGTTCTACAAAAAATACAAAGAAGAAATATGGCAGAGGCTGTGGGACTCGTGGTCAGACTTTGGAAGCGACAGCGTTCTCCATTTCATCGCAACGTTTAACGGTGCCGATGATGTAGGATCTGACGATCAGTTCAGGAACCTGCTGGCGTGGTGGGCATGCGAAGATGTGTGTCGTGAGGTCATTGCAGAGAAAGAAGACAAGGAGACCAATGAGTGCCTAGAAGAAATAAAAACTGCATTAGGTGAAGCTACTTAGTGCCATCGTTCCTATTAACTTTCGGGATTGCCTGCCTGGCTGTGGCTATGCTGGCAATCTCCATTTCCAAAATACCTTTCGGTATAGGTAAAGCATTCGGGGAAGTCATCAGCGTGAGCTGCTGGATCCTGATGGCGAAGATGTTTTGGTTTTTGCTCTCGTGGATTCTCCATTCTCCATTCGCCTCTAACCCCTAAGCATTAGGCTATAGTAAGTCCCTGAGCTACGGCGTGCGCTGGGTTGCTGACGAAGATTCGTGTGAAAAAGTTATCCACAACTTTGTTTAATAACTACTTGTAATTAGTTAGGATATCACTATATTAATAATAAGCCAAAGGAGGCAACATGAACAAAAAGAAAGAAATAGACAAGTTAGTTAGACTAACTATTCTAAATAACTTCATTAGTTCGAAGTTGAAAGAGCAAAAGACAATCGTTAAGTCTTTTGTTGGCGAGGAAAAAGTCCTCAAAGGTCTTGAACATAAAATGAATGTTATCAAGCGAGAATATAAAAAGTTTGATAGCGCTCGTTTCAAAGTCGAGCAACCTTTAATGTACAGTCAGTACAGAACTCAAATTGTTGAAAGCATTGAGTTGAAGCCGATTGTCGATCACGATCAAGAGAGCGATCTGTTAACAGAGAATTTCCCGATGTTGCAGATGCAAACTCAATAATATTAGGCTAACTAAACATTTAGGTGCGAGGGCATTTGCCCTCGTGTCGTTTTCCATTTCCTAAAACCCTTTTACGATTTAGACATAGACGAGTGTAAAACAAAAAGCCAGACGGCAGAGTTGGTTTGATTCGTCAGTTGGTGCGTGGGCGATTGTCCTCGTGCCATTCTCCATTTCCCTGTTCCCCTTTAGCATCTTGCACATAGGAGTGATAGGGATTCCCACCGGTGCGTGAGTTGGTTGCATGATCTTCTTATAGAAGCCAATGATGATGTGGTCAAGGGTGCGACAGAATGGTACAAAAGTTATCCACAGAAAAGTTAATAAGTTCTTGCAACTAATTAGGATATATGAGATTATAACTCATGCCTAATAATAACAACAGTCTTATCAATAGACCTTTTGCTAATTTGCAAGAGCGTCTTGATAACGTTCAAAGGCAGGAACGTTCTGATATAGACACAGTAGACAGAAGGGATATTTATCGTGCTATCGCTACTTATCTTGATTCTGAAATTTATCATCTTATTGTTAATACTGATAACCCTGAAATAAAGGCATGGGGTAGACGTATTCTTGGTAAGATTGCAGAAATGCACAAGGATATCTTATAAGATAAACTTAGCGCTGGGGGTTTCTCCCCCAGCCTTTTCCCATCTCCCCCGATCCATTTACCATCAACCTTAGTCCAACACTAGATGTTGGGAGTCCCTTAACCTTGAGCCACCAGATATGGTGGCTTGGGCGAGGGGGTGGGGGGTTAAACGCCCCCTTATGTAACTCCTGAGCAAGCACCTAAGTTGTAATTTACACAAATAATTACTATGATAATAATTCTGATATGAAAGTAGATTTTGATGTGTCCTCAATGGACCAAAATGAGGCTCGTGAAGCACTCTTAAAACTTGAACTAAGAAAGACTCAACTAGAACTTGCAAGTAAGGCAAGAGACTCCTTTATAACGTTCGTTAAAACTGTGTGGCCAGGGTTCGTGGAAGGTGAACATCACATCAGGATTGGAGAGAAGTTCGAAAAGGTACTCTCAGGAGAAATTAAAAGATTAATTGTGAACATGCCCCCTCGTCATACAAAATCAGAATTTGCATCATTTTTATTTCCTGCATGGCTCATGGGCCACAAACCACAGACCAAGATCATTCAAACCACCCACACCGCAGAACTATCCTATCGTTTCGGTCGTAAGGTCAGAAACTTAATGGACAGTGAAGAATACAAAGCAGTCTTTACCGACGTGCGTTT